GGAAGGGCCGCAGCACTCAAAGAAGAATCAAGTGCGCTATATCAAGACTTATTGAAAGTGCCTAGCCCACCGATGATGACGGCGGAGGGTGTCGGTATTGTATCGCGCAACATGCTTGATATACCACCATCTATGGGTGTCACTGGTAGGCAGTTAGATAACATGCCTATTTTGAAATCTGAAATAACAAATCTTCAACGTATTTCCAAAGCATCTGCTAATCCGAAATTTAAAGATCAATCTTTGATGACATTAAACAGTTATCAAAAAAGCTTGGGTCTTGCTGTAAGACAGGCGCCGCCGGGTAGTGCAGAACAAGCAGTGCTTGCGCGGATGAAATCTGATTTAGACGAAGCCATATACAGCGGCATAGAACAGGGTTTTATAAAAGGTGATCAAGCAGTCATTGATCAGCTAAGAAACGCCACTGGTTTGTACAGACAGTACATGGGTCTTACCGGGAAACTAACAGCGAAAGACACACAAGAGCGTGCTGCAAACAAAATTTTGACGAGTCTCTCAAATAACAATTACACCCCAATGCAGGTAACTAATTTGTTATTTGGGCATAACAGATTTGCGCCAAATCAAGCCGTGCCTCTTGTGTTAAAAGAGCTTGAAAGATCTTTGCCGCCAGCTGAATTTGATCAAGTCGTGCGCTTGATGAAAGATGGCATACTTACCAGAGCATTTGCAGGAACAGGCGGTGACATTACGAGAACCGCTATTGTTAAAAATTACAATGATATTTTTAACAACCAAAGAGCTATTACGGAGATGTTATTCTCACCGGAGGAGATAACCCGTATTAAACAATTTAGAAAAGATGTTATGCCTACACTGTGGGCTGAAATAAAAGATAATCCCTCTGGCACCAGTTACAAAATTTTATCTTCATTATCACGACAAAACCTGTTGAGTTTTCCAAGCCCGATCGTAAGAGCGGCAGCACCTACGGTTGTAAAAGGAGTGGAAGAAGCACAACAAGCAACAAAAGCAATAGACGCTGTAAAACAAACTTTAGATAGGTTTCAAGCGCCCCTGTTTTCGTCCACAGCTCAAGCTGCAATTAGGCCAGAAGTAAGAGAAGAGACAGATGGCGAGGAAGTATTACGAGAGCTTCCTGAAAACGAAAGAAGAAAATTAGATGAGTCAATTGATGGGTTACAACAAAGAGTGGATCCTGAAGTCGTAGAGCCAGTAAGACTAGATGGCCCACAAACATCCGCTGTTATGTCGCCGGTAGAAAACACAGATCTTTTTGCAGATTTAGATTTTGGCACACAACCGCAAATGAGTGACACAGCGTTATCATCGATTGTGCTTCCGAGAGATGATGATAGAGAAATAGCCATGCGCAGAATGGCAAGACAATCTGGCATCGGCGGACTGGTTTAACTTTCTAACTCAAGCTCACCCTGTGGCTCAGACTCATGAGCTAAGATCACAGCGCTATCTACATCATAATTAAACTCGTAGCCCATGTATTGTTCACCGTCTACCTGTATGACTAGATTGCGAGAAATTAAACGCAAAAGTGCGGCTTGGTGGTGTAAAGTGAGCCTTGAAAAGAGGTCTATAACTTCTTTTGCTTCAAGCACTGGCTGATAAGTCTGAGGCACAGACTTCTTACGTTTGAAAAGATTCATGCGTTTACACGCTCGCTAAACAGCGATTTATGCTCCCTCTCGATCAATACCTTCAACTGGTCGATCTTGGTCCTGCGCTCACTGTTACAGATGTCTTGCAACATGTTGTAAGTACGAACATCAAGAGCCAAAGACTTACGGGTCTTCGGGTTTACTTCTTGTTGTATGTTATCCATATTACCACTTTAATAAGTTATAAGTGTGGATCATTTTATAAAAATTTGCGACAATATGCAAACTTATGTATCAGCTAAAGAATTACATGTTATCCATGCAATCGCACTGGATGATCAACCAGAACACGTACAAGGCGGTTCAGGACTCTCTGCCTATCATCACTAAGTATGCGGCACAGCAAGGTGTTGGCAAAATGAAAAAGACGCCAATACATAAGATGTTAAGTAATCCCTTCCCAGAGGTGTACACCATGCCTATATTCAGGCGTAGCTGGTGCAAAATGATGTGTGAAGAGATAGATCACATGAAGAAAGAGTTTGGCTTTGAGTCTAACGAAAGTGAAGACAGCTTGCGACAGATCCCAGAGATAGTGTTGCGGGAGCGCTCCCCAGAGCTGTACCAGAACATGTGGTTTGTGGTCCGTAACATACTGGACCCTATCATCATGTCTATCTGGCAACGCAGCTGCCCGGATCCTGCCAGTATTCAGATAGCCAACTACAACATCAAAGAACGAGATCAAGGTAACTGGCACCATGATGAGAGCGCAGATATCAGCGTTGTCGTGCCGTTAAATACAGGCGAATACACAGGCGGTGGTACAGAGTTTCACAATCACGGCAAGCTCAAGCCTTTGCCCAATGGACACGGTCTTATCTTCCCATCATTCACACACAATCACCGGGGCCTCCCGGTTGGCAAGGGTGATCGATATCTTTTGGTTTTCTGGCTATGCGACAAGGGCAGGGCGATTGAGCTGCTGCAAAATGCCCCCTAACTCTTTTTTTTGGCCATTTGTTTATCGGTGTATTCCCGGTAGTTATCTTGGAACATCTTCTCCCACCACTGTTCCCAAGTAATGTTTTGATTTGGTGTGCGCGCTTTTCTTTTTTTCCAAACCATCCGAGCAGCGCAAAGTTTCTTTTGCTCTGCCCAGATAGCTTCTTGATCGTTACCAGAGATCGCCCAGCTCCACGACTTGTGTGCCGGTTACATTGAATGGCTTGTAGTCGTCGTTATCTTTGCAATCTAACAACGTCTTAAGCGCTTGCTCATTCTTAGCCTTCCCATACTCTATAGCTTCATCAGACAGCGTATAAACCGCAAACGGATATGGGTGTAGCTTCTCTTGGGCTAAGAACATAAACTGCTCTGCTGGCAAATCTGAGGCTCTAGCAGCGTCTAAATACAATGCTGCTTGCATGTAGTAATTAAAACTGTTGATGGCGTTCCTGAAGCCTCTGGGTGATGCGTCACGCGCAGTTTTTAGATCCCAGACATTCTTACCGTCATACCAGTCAAACCGTGCTTTGAACGGGTGGTTATGCCAATAAAAACAAACAGTTAACTCGACCTTGTCGGTTCCACGTGGAACATATTCTTCGACAACTTTTCTGCGGTCCATGCATACGTCGTACATGTCTTGCTTGATCGGTGTACGGTCACCTATCCCGGCTTTGAAGTCTTCATACTCTTCTTTACCGGCTTTGGTTCTGCGGTCCACGTTAGGCTCGATCACAAACTCTTCATCAAACTTATCCAGCTCCAGAAACACAGTGTGTTGTACCCGGCCTTCTATAAGTGCCGGTGTTTCTTTTCTAGGACCTTCGTTCTTCCAAGTGTAAGGACACTTGATTACAGAGGTAAGATCATGAGATCTAAACGCCTCGATCTCTGCATACTCTGGGTACGGTACGTTTTCGTAAACGCCTGCTTTAAACTCCATGACTCCCCCTTGGATCCTCACCGGCAGCTCGCTTGGTATACCAGCTTGCTTTTGCCAGATCAGTATCCGTGGCGCCCTCTTTCTTGCCAGCACGCCATAAATATTTAAACGCATTGATCTTTGCATAGATCCGCACTTGGTCTTCACCAAACGCGCTCACCATGGCATCAATACATTCGATGTCACCACTGAGGTAGTGACTGGGTGAATTGACCACTTGGTCAATCTTCTTCGGTCTGCCTCTCTTCGCCATTTTCTTCTGCCCTCTCTAATAATTGTCGGATGATGTCCAGAATCTCCTCCGCATCATCTTCATCAAATTCGATTATTATTTTCTTACCCATAAGCATTGCTAGGAGACACGCACCCCCGATGTCCGGCCCGGAGATGGAAACACCACATCAGCGAGTGCGGTCCCTATTCGCAAAATCATTTAGAAGGGTACGTCTTCGTCTTCTTCGGGTTCGTCGTCTTTTGCAAGATCTGCAAGACCACCTGACTCAGCAGCTGGTTCTGGTTTTGATCCGCCCTTTTCCTTGGCCGCTTTCAACTCAATAGAGTCTTCAATCATCTCTTTCATCCAATCGGGCATGTCATCCCACACGTCACACATAGCTTTCGATTCTGGGCATGACTCGCCGGTAAATTCTTTGGCATACACATCTAGATCAAACGCAACCTGTGGGTTCTCTGTTTCAACAGATTTAACACCACCGTCTGGTTTGTATACGCCTTCGACGGCTACGCCATCAGAGCCATCTTGCTTTTGATAGCCAATAACCTCCAACTCGCAGGTCTTGCCAAGCAAGTTAGCGATATCAAAAGCTTTTAATTGATCGGCTGTAAATGGCTTGCCCCGCCATGATTTTAAATCGAGATGCAAGGTTGCGTTCTCGTTAAGTGAAGCAGTGTACTTCTTAGATATGCTAAAAGGTCTGTCGTCGGACATTTTTAATTCGTCCCAGAACTCCTCACCGTCTTCACCCATTTGCATGTGACTCACTTCCCAATACAAATAGACTAAGGCCCTTTTCTTTTCTGGTCCGCCCTTGAAGCTTTCCATTCGACTGCCAGCGTCTACGATCTTGTAGCACGCTGCTTTGTAGCGGCCCGGTTGCAAACTTTCGTAGTCGCCACCTCCGCTTGATACTGTTAATCCCATTTTTGATCCTCCGGTAATTGATTAAAGTTTATAAATGTGTATGATATTGTACACAAATGAATATATAGAGCAAGTAGGGATGTCACTAAAAATTAAGAAACCAAATCAGAAAAACTTCGAGAGGCCCTTTTCAGGGGATGTGCGAAGTGAGTTTCTTAATTTCTTATCTCAGAATGGATTGGAACCGGATCCGAAAAAAGGGTTGGTCGATGACGGTAGCATTGGCAGAGCTTACATCAATGTAGGCAACGCTCGCAAGCTAGTGGGATGGTATCAGCTGTGGACTGATCAAGCTGTACCCTTTGGCCGCATCGGTGACTACAGGGTATCTGCCACAGACCCGGTAGCAGTCTTCAAGCCAGAGCATCAACAAAAATACAAAATGACTGATGCACAGAGAGAAGAAATTAAGGAGTTACAAAGACAAGTCGAAGTAAAGAAGGCTGAGAATTACAATAAGGCAGCGAAGCGTGCGCAGTCGGCATGGGAGCGCGGACTCCCGGTTGAGCGCCATCCCTATTTAGAGAAAAAGCAAGTCTTAGCTTATGGCCTCAAACAAAATGAGCAGGGCGCTCTCATGATACCTATGTACGACGCCCAAATGACCATTGTCGGAATCCAATACATAAGTGAAGACGGCAGCAAGAAATTTCTTACTGGTTCTAAAAAAAGCGGCAGCTTTTTCATATTAGGCAGTGAGATCCTCAAATCCAGCGACGTAGTCAACTACGCCGAAGGATATGCAACGGCGGCATCCTACTATGCTGACTTCAGTCAACCCGTCGTCGTTGCATTTGACGCATACAACTTATCGCCTGTCGCAGAGGTGATGTTCGAGTATTTCAATGACCGCATGCACAAATTCATTGCGGACAATGATCCAGAATCCAACACGGGTGAAAAGGAAGCTGTTAAAGCGTGTCAGCTGATACGTGGCAAGAACGGCCAAGCCGATGTGTGGATGCCTGAGACAAAGGGCGACTACAACGACCACAAGAACGCAACAAAGGCGCTGGAAGGTGAGCTGATGCCTACGCTGAAAAGCATAGACATCCCGGTTGAATATGACTTCAGCAAAAGCTCTACCGGGCGATACCTCAATACTAAAGAGAACATACAGGGCGTACTCACTGTGCAGGGCATCCGGGTGGTGTACAACGTGATCAAGAAAGTCATGGAGATAGACATACCTAACATGACCTTCATCGATGACCTTAAAGAAGATGCCTCGCTGATCGAGATTGAAAATCGATGCATCAACATGGGCATACCGCACAGCAAGGTAGCGGACTATCTCAAGGTGCTGGCTAAAGAGTACAACCCGGTAAAAGAATGGATGGAATCACGGCCATGGGATGGTCGCAGTCGCATACAAGAGTTTCTGGATACCATCGGATCCCCAGAGAACGAGGCCCTCAAAGAGATGCTCATGAAGAAGTGGCTGATAAGCTGCTGCGCGGCAGCGTGTGAACCGAATGGAGTGGAACTCGAAGGCATCCTAGTGTTTCAGGGCGCCCAAGGATTAGGTAAGACGCTGTGGTTTAAGCGTCTTGCCAATTACGAAAGCGGTTGGCTCCTAGAAGGCGCCACACTAAACCCGTCCGACAAAGACAGCGTTAAACGCGCTGTAAGCCACTGGATCGTGGAACTTGGAGAGATAGAGTCTACCTTTAAGAAGAGTGATATCGACCAACTGAAGGCGTTTGTGACGGCCAGAAGCGATGAATTGCGTCTACCGTATGACCGAGGCTTCTCACGATACCAGAGACGCACAGCATTCTACGCTAGTGTGAATGCACGCGAATTCTTGACGGATACGTCAGGCAATCGAAGATTCTGGGTAATTCCAGTGCGTGCAATCAACTTCAATCACGGCATCGATATGCAGCAGCTTTGGGCCGAGGTCAAAGAGACTATGTATGTACCGGGACAAAAGAATTGGTTCTTGTCTCCAGATGAACGGGAGATGTTGAACGACTCAAACGAGATCTACCGCACACAATCGAGTGTAGAAGATTTACTGCTAGAACATGTGCGGTTCGGTAGCAAACAAACCAGCGCAGTACAGATGACCAAGCTTCTCAGGGATCTAGGCATTGCAAATCCTAGGATGCCGGATTTCAAAGAAGCGTCACGGGTACTGCATGAACGTGGCATTGAGCCAAGGAGATCAAATGGAAAGAAAGTATACGACCTCGACTATGACAAACCAGATGAAGAGGATAGCGGAAGCTACGCAAGCTATGGCGGAGGATATAACGACTGACGTTACCTTCCGCACGGTCCTAGGTTATATGGCGCTGGGCCTGAGCTATGTTGCGGGCGCAATCGCGGTGATCCCGGTAGTCGTATGGTTCGGGGCTGGACAGCTGGGCAGGAAACTAATAGACGATGGGAAACTTAGATAAGTCAGCGGCCAGAGAAGCACTTGCAGACGTAGGTGTAGGCTTCTTTATGGCGTTCCCGGTGGCCCTAGCTTGTCTTACCTTCACTACCTATTTAGAACTCGGAGTGACAACTACAGCGGTCTTCCAGACCATTGTGTTCACTCTGGTATCATTACTAAGGAAATATTTCGTGCGCGTGCATTTCAAGCGCATGAACGGAGAATATGAACGATAAATTTAGAACATCTACTGGCGGTAACGTGTCTTACACTACAACCACAAACACTGGCACGCTATGGGTTGATAGCGCTGGTACGACAGCAGCCAGCGCGGGAGGCATAGTAATAGGCCGTCACCCAAGACTCGAACATGACGACACGCCCAAGACAGATGAAGCGTTGCGCAAACAGAATGCGGAGCTGAAAGCAGAGATTGAATATGAAGCTTACAAGCGCGAAGAGCTGCAATCTAAGATCAATATGCTACAGCGTGAAGTAAATGATGCAGAGCGGCTCACAGAGAGTCTGAGGGCGCAATTGAGGCAGGCAGAGCAACAGCAGGTGACTATGAGCGCAAGCTCCTTCACGCAGAAAGAACTGAAAGTCATGCTGAACAAACTACACCCGGACAAGAACAAAGGCAGCGAGATCTGCACACAAATCACCCAGAAGATCATTAAGGCAAAGGGCAGATGAGGATCTTCTTGACAGAATTTATATGGGACGGCACAAGACACACCGGACCAAATATTGTGGCCGACACCATGGAGCATGCACAGCTAATCGCCGAAGGCGCTGGACTGGAAGTCGTGGGTGAGCTGACTGATATCGTGGTGTCTGATGAAGGGTTAGAGACACTGCACTAGGTGTGCGCGTGTCGCTGTATAAGTGAGTATAAATAGGCACGGGAAATATGGGACGACAAAGGGAACAAAAAAGGCGCACTATGCACTGGGCTGTACCCTATGCTGAAAGCCTTATATTTACTGGTGTTTTTACTATAGGTAGTGTTAGGTAACAGTATATAAAGATATTTTTAATAGGCACATAAACAAGGAGAAA